CAGGAAGTCAAGAGTTAGCGTGTGTAGGTGGTGCGTGTGAGATAGTGTAGACTCTGTAGGTACTAAAAAGCCCTGTGTAGATAACTACGCAGGGCTTTTTTGTTTATTGCTGTTGTTGTGGTTGTTTTCCTGCTCCCACCATAGAAGATAAAGCAGTAGTGGGAGTTATTATTCCTGCTTTGATTGCGGCTTTACCTAACATCTCTGTTGATTTAGCTAACGCTTCTGTGGATGTACCTGATGGAGCGTTTAATACTTTATTAACTAATGCTAATATCTGTGGTTTATTTGCAAGAGACCGAACAAGAACAGGACTGGCTAAGTACAAACCAAGCAAAGTCATTCCTGCTGCTCCTCCTGCTCCCGCAACAGCCGCTCCTGCGCCTCCCAAAGATAAAACACCAGCAGCAGTGTAGTAAGCAGATAAAGACTCTATTCTTTTAGCAATCATTCCTTTAGGACTACTAGCTAGGCTTTTAACGTATCTAAACTGCTGTGGAGATAATAGTGCTTCATAATGCTTAATGATGTCAAAATCTTGGGTTGTTTTAGGATTCGCCACAGACTCTAATAACTTAGGCGAACTAATAACATCAGACAAAGCGTTAGCTCTCAAGGGGGCTAAGATTTCATCTGATTCTCTTGTAGACACTTTAGCTTCTACGGCCCAAGACTTTATTCTTTTCTGTAGATTTAAAAAATTACTTAAACTAGACGAGTTTTTTGGTAAAAACTGTGTAGCAAAAGTAGGGTCTAAAGGTTCTCCTTTAGCTATCTTGGTTACTAACTCTTTATTAAGAAGCTGTCCAGTTTCAAAACCTTTTACAGCTTGGTCTATTTTTTTGCGGGTAGTTCCTAGAGTGTTTGCCCCTAAAATACTGTCTAAATGTCTATACTCAAAACCTTCTAAATCCTTTAGTCTTTTAGCCAGTGTAGCGGCTTCAGCAGGAGGTAGCTGTTTCTGTAAATCCCAAGCTGTTTTATACATCTGGCGATAAGTGTCAAAAGTTACTTTATCTGGTTTTTGTAAAATAGATAGTATGTTTTTCTGATCTGTTAATAAACCTTGAGTACCATCTATTATTCCCTTTAAAGCTCCCATTGGTATTATCTCAGGAGCGTTGTCTTGATCTGCGTTTCTCGTTACTTTTGTTTTTGTAGCTTCAATAGCCGCATCTAAACTTTCCCGCCAAGAGTTATAAGCAGATGAACGAGAATTTGCAGCATTTTGAGCAATTTTACTTAATTGAGGCTCTAGTTCTTCTCCTAGTTCTAAAGAACTTTTAGCTGTTCCTCCCATGCCAGCAACGTTGTTCACTAACCCAGTAGAAGAATTTGCTACTTTTTGAGCTAGCTTATAACCGCCAGCCCCTAAACCACCACCTATGAAGCCTCCCACACCAAAACCCAAAGACGCTTTTGTTAGCCTGTCCTCTAAACCTTCTCCCGCACCAAAGCCAGCCAGCCCTGCTTGAGTAGCGCCAGCTCCTGCTGTTCTTAAAGCAGTTCCTCCTAGTGTAGCTCCTTTTCCGCCTACACCAAACAAAAATTGACCAGCTTTTCCTAAAACACCGCCTAAAGGCAAAGTAGCTAAACCACCAGACACCTGTCCAGCAAAGTAAGACTTACTGTTGTCTTTTCTATAAGCATCTAGCAACTCGTTTTCTGTTTGTTTTCTACTATCGTACAACTCTGAAAAAGTAGAATTACTTGGGTTATTAGAGAAAAAATCACCAACCGCTAACGCGCCTGCTTTTGCTTCGTCATATAATTCAAAAGTAGCTCCTTGAGCAATTCCTCTCATATAAGCAGACATATTAGAAGTGTCTTCACTAATGTCTTCGTCTACTTTAGAAGAAAAATTCATAAAAGAGTCTGCTTTTTGTTCGTACTCAGTAGTTCCTTTTTTATCTTCATTTTTAATAAGCCACTGCCCTAGTTCATTTCTGCTTTCTTTTTTTTGTTCTTTAGAGTCTAAGCTCATAAACAAATCAGCATTTACAGAATACTCAGGACTACCTTTTAACGACTCGTTAGCAAGCAACCAGTTAGCTACTTCGTTTCTAGTCATTGTCATTATTGCGGCCCTCTTTTCCTTGGCTTGGTTTGACTATCTTTAAAAGCAGCCAATCTTTCTTCTAAATCACTTTCAACCCAACTTCTTTCTGTTGTTGAAGGGTCTAATAATTCTTCAGCTTCTTTTTTAAGAGCAGGATCAATTTGATACGCTGTATAAAAACTTGCAAGTTGGGTTTCTAAATCAAGAGGAGCAAAACCACCGTTTTCTTTAATGATTCTTGCTTGCTCTCTATCAAGTGCTTGACGCATTTTATGTTGCTCTTTAGCAAGAGCGATCATTAGTCTATTGCCTTTTACAGACTTACGTAAACCTGGTATAGAAGCAATCAAAAAATCCAAGTCTCTGTTTGAAGTTGCTCCAGGTAAGCCCATACCAGATGCAGGGTTTCTGACTTCTAATGCTAATTTGTTTGAGATAGCCTCTAATGCTTCTGCTTCTGCTAAGCCCTCAATTTCCACACCTAAAACACTAGATAACACGCCTTTAAAAGATTTAGACAGTCCCGCCAGAGAGCCTGTTTTTAACCCAGTATCTAATAAACGAGACATTTGATTAAAAGAAGATTGTCTTTGTGCAGAACTAGATAACCGTTCAGCTCTTTCACCTATCTTCTTTACAATATCTTCTGATGTTTTTACTTCAAAAGTTTTCTTAACTAAGTCGATTTCTTTTAATAATCCGTAGTCTTTTTCTCCAGTTTCTTGTAAGTTTTCAGAAAACTGTTGTAAACTTTCAGGAGTGTACATTTGAGGATTAAGTTTACCTATCCCTGCACCGCCTGCTTCTGCTTCCGTAGCGGCTACTTTTCTTTCTTCTAGGTCTAACTTTTCTTGATATTGTTTAAGAGCTTCTATCTTACTAGCGGTCTGAGCAGCACCTGCTAAGTCTCCACGAGCTTGTTGTACTTTAGCCAGAGTCGCTAGATCGTCTGGATTGTTCAAGTCTAGTTGACTCAAAGCACCCTGTATCCTCTCCTGCGTAGAAGGCGCACCACCACGCAGCAGCCCACCTAGACCAGCTCCTAAGCCTTGCGCCCTAGCTGCACCAAACTGTCCACGGAATCCTGGAGTGCCTGGAATAGGCTGTACAGGCTGCTGTGTGCTTTCTATACCTGTTAAAAATCCTGCAATATCCCTAGCCATTAGCCCTTACCTCCACCAAAGATTGATCCAAAAAAGCCACCTACATTATCAACTAGGCCGCCTAAGTTACCGAACAGACCACTGTCTCGTCCTAATTTAATGCCTAGCTCTTTAGCCTGTAGCTGCTGTGCATACGTAGGCTGTTGACCCAGTAGACCACCTAGAAGCTGTCGCTGCTGCTCAAGGCGTAGCTGGTTAGCTAAATCTTCAGCTTGTAAACGAGACTCTATGCCAGCTCTTTGTAGTTGAGACTCAAGCTCAGTACCTTCTCTGCGGCCAATGTCAGCAAAGGTAGCAGAAGGAACGGCTGCGCCTAGAAGACCCAGAGCTTCTCTCTGTGGCTGATAACCAGCTTCTAGCAGTCCTGTAGCGCCTGCTAGAGCCTGCTGCTGCTCTGTTAGTGCCTGAGTTCTAGCACCTAAACTAGCTCGTGCCATAGCTTCCTGACGAGCAGTCTCTTGTGCCAGTAGCTCAGGAGATGCACCGCCATAAGCAGCAGAGGATAAACCTAGACGGCCTTGTGACAGCATACGCTCTTCTAGTGCTAGACGCTGACGCTCCTCTTCAGGACGCTGTGTAGCTCTAATCTGCTCAAAGATAGCTGCCTGCTGTGCTGCTGGGTCTTGGCCTACCTGTCCAAATAAACCTGCTGCTTGGCCCTGTAGTTGCGCCTGTAGAGCTTGCTGCTCTGGAGATAGCTGTACAGCAATGCCACCAGTAGGGTCTGTGACAACCTGCCCTAGACCGCTAGTAACAGTGTATGGTTTAAACTCCGTGCCTGCTCTCGCTCTTTCGGCTAAGATGGCTGCTTGTTCCTGCTGTTCACGGCCTAGTCTTTGAACATCTTTTATGTTTTCTCGACCTAAGTAGTATTCACCACCTGTGCGTAGTGCTTGGTTAACATCAGACCTGCCTAAAAAGTTAGCTATGTTACCAAAGAAACCACCTGCTGCTTGAGGTATAAGTCCTGGCGCTGCTGTTTGAGCTTGAAAAGTAGTATCTACAGAAGCAGGACTCATAGTAGGTGTTAATACGTTAGGCACTGGGTTAAAGTTAGGCGTAGTTCCTGCAAAACCACTTTGTAAAAAACCATTAGCCATTAGTACGACCCTCCAGTAATTGTACCAGCCGTTAATGTACCTGATACATCTAAGGTTACAGCGGTAGTTGTTCCAGTTAGCGTAGCGTTAGCTGAATCAGCCTTTGTAGCACTCGCTATCTGTATGTTGTTAAACTCAGTGTCGATCTCTGTACCTCTCACAATCTTCGCAGCATTGCCTGAAGGGAGAGAATCCTTTGTAGCAAAGTTAGTTGTCTTAGTGTAATTAGACATTTAGATAAGTCTCCCTAGTAGAGCATGTATGTCGATTTTTTGAATTGAGAATGGAGCGCCATTGACCTCTGCCTCTAAGCCAATGGTTACTACTTCACCACTACCGCTGGTGTTAACCTTCGGAGTGTTGATGAGAATAGAAGAGGTGTACTCGCCTGTGGTATTGTATTCAGCTATACCATACTCAGCAATGTTAGCAGAGCCAAATGTAAAGGCTTGCTTAGTGTAGTTAGCTGTGTAGTCATAGCCCCAGTTAAGTGTAGTAGGCGTGTTCTGACCACCAATGATAGTCAAGTTAAACTTCTTCAGGAACTTCAGATTAGATGTATTACCAAAGTCCATAGGGTTACTGAAGTAGCGCATCTCGTATTTGTTAGCACCGTCCATGTAGCCTGTGTACTTAACAATGCCTGAAGAGATGCCTATGTATATATCACCACCCTCCAACACAGCAAACGACAGAGGATACATACCAGACCACGTAGTAGCTCTGTGTGAGCCATCCTCTAGCTGCCTACGCATATCAAAACAGTACACAGTGTTGCTGTCAGGCAGTGTTAACAGGTAGAACGCTTCTTCTGAACTGTACAGTGACTTGATGGGGTTAGTCTGTAGCTGTACTAAGTTTATTAAGTCAGTGCGTACATTCTTACTGATGTCACGCATAGGCATGGACTTCTCTTGTATAGTCCTGCCAAAGCTACGTACACCTGTTTCAGACAAGAAGATGATGTCAGTGCCTGTGTGCTGTACTGAGTCACGAGCTATGCAGCCAACGCCTTCTATGGTGTCTGTAAGCGTCATAGAGGCAGGAGAGGAGGCTCCTGAGTACACCAGTATA